AAATCATTTCCAATGAATAGAATTTAACTTGGTAGGGCTTGCCATCTGCGGCAGTTGTTAAGTAATTCTTAATAACTGAATCGGCAGTTAATTCTTTGTCTTTTAGTATGTTGTTTATATGCTGGCTAATGTTGGGGACCGAGGTGGCAAAAAGTTCGGCCAGCTGTGACTGATTAAGCCACACCGAACCGTCTCGCGCCAATAAGGTCACACGGCTTTTTCCGTCCTCCGAATTATAAAGTATCAATTCCTGTTCCATTGTTCCGGTTATTTTTCTCTTTCCTTCACCTCCAGCACCGTCCCGCATTTCGGGCACGTGATAATAAATATACGTATTTATTTCGATTCTACAAATAAAAAATCAAAACAAACGAAAAATTTGCACAATGTGCCGAAGCACCGCACCTTTGCCTCTGAACCTATGAAGACATAGGAAACACGATCAGACGAAAAGACATGGCGGATGCAAAAAAGCTGACGATCAAACAGGAGAAGTTTTGCAACAAGTACCTCGAATGCGGGAACGCTTCCGAGGCTTACCGCTTTGCCTACGATTGCTCGAAAATGAAAAACGAAACGATTAACGAGCGATCTTCAAGATTATTAAAAGAGTACAAGATTAGTACAAGGGTAAACCAACTTCAAGCCCAATTAGCGGAGAAAGAGCTAATTACCAAAGAAGAAATAGTCCGGCTCAATATCTCGATCATCAATGCCGACGTACTTGATTTCGTCAATGTCGATATGGTCGAAGAAAACACCGAGTTCGGCGTCCGGCAAGTTCCGTCGGTTACGTTTCAAGACTTGAAATCGCTTCCTCCTAAGAAGCGACGCTTGATTCAGTCTATAAAGATTGACCGATCGGGAAGTCCAGTCGTGGAGCTGATGGACAAAAGCAAAGCTATCGAAACCATCAACCGCATGCTCGGATACAATGCACCGGATAAAACGGAACACACGGGAAAGGACGGCCGCCCTATTGAGATCAACACCTCCGTAGACTATTCCGGATTATCCGATGCCGACCTACTCGCAGCCCACGCATTAATCCGTAAAGCGATCCATGGCAAATCCGATAAATAAACTTATCGCGGATCGTGTTCAGATCGAATGCGAAATGTTCCGGCGGGGAATCTTCGGCTTCATCACCCGGTCGGAACACGGGCATCATGCCAAGCAGGAGGAGGCCCTGCGCATTCTTACCGACGACACCCACACGGAATTCCTATACGGCGGAGCCGCCGGAGGTGCGAAATCGTGGACCGGCTGCACATGGCTGGCATTCATGTCGCTGTGCCACCCGGGGACGAAATGGTTCATCGGCCGCGAAGAGTTGAAACGCCTGCGGGAATCGACGCTTATCACCTTTTTCAAGGTCTGCGCACAATACGGCATCGTGCGTGACCTGGATTTCAAATACAACGGGCAGGATCACTACATTCAGTTTACCAACGGCAGCCGCATCGACCTGCTCGATCTGCGTTATCTTCCGTCCGATCCCCTCTATGAACGCTACGGTTCGGT